TGACAAAACAGTTGATGGCTAACAACGATACGTTTAGGAACCAAGCTACAAATCTTCAGAACATGACTGCTGAACAAGCAAACAACTTTGTTGCAGGAATTGCAAAAGACGGTATGAAGTTTGCAAATACCCTGGGTATTGCAGGTGTACAGGCCGCTGAAAAAGCAGGAAGTAGTACAGGCCAAATGCTTGGCGTTATTGGTTCTATACAAAAAGTACAAAAAACAATAGACGGATCTACAGCAAAAGAACAAGCTAAACGCGATGCAATTACAGCAAAGATGGGTACGTTTGCTGAGACAGTAGCAACTGTACAAGGTAACATACAAGCGGCAATAGTTGACAGTGGAATATTTAAAACTTTATCAGATGACATTGCAGGCTTTCTTCCTACTACCGAAGAAGCTCAAAAAATGTATAAAGAGGCTAGTAAGATATTTAAAGATCAAATCCTACCATCATTGAATTCAACATGGGAATGGCTCAAAGGTGATGGCATTACTAACATGAAAAAAGGAATTGGCAATGTAATAGATTTCCTTAAAGATATGTTCCTAGGCAAAAAGGCATATGAAGGATCACCAAGCGGATCAGGTGGAAACACTGGTAAACGTGAAGGCGGATTGTTTAAAGTAATGGGAGAAATAATAGAGACCATAAGTGTTTTATGGAAAACGCATGGTCCAGCTGTTAAAAAATTCTTTACCAATTTATTTACTGACCCTGGAAAATTCTTTTCGGACTACATTGCACCAAAGTTAAAAGAAGCATTTGGTGCATTATTACTTGGTATAGGATTCGCAAAACTTGGTATTGCTATTACTAAGATGTTAGTTAAGACCCTAATAAAAATGAACCCTTGGGTGAAAATTGCTGGACTACTTATTGCTGGTATTAGTATGTTCATAGATTGGGACCAGATAAAACAATTCTTTAGTGTAGAAAATCTTAAGTTAAAAATTCAAACGGCTTGGAAAAGAGTTACTGACGGATTTAGTAATCTGTTTAGTTGGGAATCTATTAAAGCATTTATTGGTGGTGCTTTACCTGATGGTAAACTAGGTGATTGGGCAAGAGGTAAACTAGGGATTGGTGCAAATGATCCACCAACCGGAGATACCGTTAAGAATCCTACAGCACAAGAAGTAGTGGCAGGTAGTGAAACTACTAAAGAAATGAAGGCGGTCCTTGGCGAGTTAAGCACTAAAAAGGAAGCCAATACAGATGAAAGTAGTTGGTGGGATTCGATAAGTACTAAGTTAGAAGAATTAATTAATGTTAATAAAGATACCAAAAAAGCTACTCAAAAACTAAATGGTAATATTAATGGGCGTTAGGAAAGAAATAATATGAGTTGGAAAAGATATTTTACACCTGTAGAAGGTGAAGCAGGGACACGTAGTCCTTTAAGTATGGGACAAGGATCCCAACCAGGACCAGCAAGATCAAATTATTCAAGTTTTCTTCCTGATGTATACACAGGCGCTCCTAATAGAGTAGAGCGTTACGGCCAATACAATACTATGGATCAAGATAGTGAAGTTAATGCGGCTTTAGATATTCTAGCTGAATTTTGCTCACAACAAAACCTTATTAATAAAACAAGTTTTAGTATTGATTTTAAAAAGATGGCTACTAATTCTGAAGTAAAAGTTTTAGAGCAATATTTACAGCAATGGACTAAACTTAATAACTTTAACACACGTATGTTTAGAATTATACGTAATGTGTTTAAGTTTGGTGATGCTTTCTTTATTAGAGATCCTGAAACTAAAAAATGGCATCATGTTGATCCTGCAAAAGTTTCAAGTATTATTGTTAATGAATCAGAAGGTAAGACTCCAGAACAATATATTGTAAGAGATCTTAATTTAAATTTTGTAGACAACATAGCAACAACACCTTACACTACTAACGGCAATGCCACAGGCGGTGGCGACGGTTACTTAACTGGTGGTGTTCGTGGTATGGTTGGAAACACACAAACATCAGGTGCAAGTGCAGGACGCTTTGGTCACGATAAAACTAAAGAACATGCAATTGACGCAAAGCATATGGTACATTTAAGTTTAAGTGAAGGCTTAGACAACAATGCACCTTTTGGTAATTCTCTATTAGAAGGTATATTTAAAGTATACAAACAAAAAGAATTACTTGAAGATGCTATTATTATTTACAGAACACAAAGAGCTCCAGAGCGTAGAGTATTTTATGTTGATGTTGGTAACATGCCAAGTCACTTAGCTATGCAATTTGTTGAGCGAGTAAAAACAGAAATTCATCAAAGACGTATTCCTAGTAAAACAGGAGGCGGCACAAGTGTTATTGACAGTGCTTATAATCCTTTATCAACTAACGAAGATTATTTCTTTCCACAAACTGCTGAAGGACGTGGATCTAAAGTTGAAACGTTACCAGGCGGTACTAACTTAGGTGAGATTGATGATTTAAAATACTTTACTAACAAACTAGTAAGAGGTTTACGTATTCCAAGTAGTTATTTGCCAGCCGCGGCACAAGATGATGCTCAAAGTTCATTTAGTGACGGTAGAGTAGGTACTGCATACATACAAGAACTACGCTTTAACAAGTATTGCGAGCGTTTACAGAACCTTATTGCTGAAGTGTTTAACCAAGAATTTAAACGTTATCTAATAGAAAAAGGTATTAACATTGACATTGCAATGTTTGATTTATTATTTCAACCACCACAAAACTTTGCAAGTTATAGACAAAGTGAATTAGACAATCAACGTATTGGTACGTTTGCACAGATTCAAACTATTCCGTTTATTAGTAATAGATATGCTATGAAACGTTTCTTAGGAATGAGTGATTCAGAAGTAGCAGAGAACGAACGTTATTGGAAACAAGAAAACGACGAAACTCTGTCAACTGCTCCAACAGATGCAAGTGCTGAAATGCGTGGCGCTGGTATTAGTGGTGCTGGTATCGAAGGCGACTTAGCAGGCGGCGAAGATATACCAATGGATGATACTGAAGGCACTGTAACAGGTGAAACAAGTGGACCAGATTCAGTAACAACCCCAGATGCAGGAGGAGATGCTGGCGCAGAAACGCCTACGGCATAAATACTTACATGATACTTAGAGAATTATTTTATTTTGATAAAGAAACAATTGATCCTATTGAGGATAAACGTTATGATGCTACTGACGACCATAGCGTTGTAAATCGTGACGATACACGTAAAACACGGTTAACACTACGTCAAATTAACAAAGCTCGAAAAGCATCAGAGCTACATCAAGAAGAAACACAAAAAGAACTAGCATTTGTACGTCAAATGTACGGTATTCAAGCACAACCTGAAATATAGGACATTGTAGAATGACTGTAGCCTTTGTTATAGGTAATGGTGAAAGCCGCAAAGACATAGATTTATATCCACTTAAAAATTACGGAAAAGTATATGCATGTAATGCAATGTTTAGGCATTTTGAACCGCACTATCTAGTTGCAGTTGATGTAAAAATGATACTTGAGATTAATCAAAGTAAATGGCAAATGGAAAATGAAGTTTGGACAAATCCAAATAAACAATTTCATTCTTTCCAAGGATTTAATTACTTTAGTCCTAGTAAAGGGTGGAGCAGTGGTCCAACAGCACTATGGTTAGCAAGTACACATGCACATGATACAATTTATATGTTAGGTATGGATTTTCATGGAATAATGGATACTCAAGGTAACCGTAGTAAGGTAAATAACTTATATGCAGGAACGCACAATTATAAAAGACAAGGTGAACCTGCAACATATTTTGGAAACTGGGAAAGGCAAACAGCATCAACATGTGATGCACATCAAGGCAAAAGATACATTAGAATCGTAGCCGACGGAGACGATTTTGTGCCTAAACAGCTAAAGAAGTGTACGAATTTATCTCACATAAAAGTTAGTGAGTTTAAAAGATACTATGATTTTTAAACGGTTTGCGAGCAAACGGGTCGTTTTGACGCCGTTTCCCATACATTTATTAAACATAGTGTAAATAATAATGACAGCCTTACATATAATCAAAAATATAGGAGAGAACAATGGCAGACAATAAATTAGAGCAAATGCTCGAAAAACTTGTTAATAACGACCGTTCTGGAGCAGATGAACTGTTTCACGAATTTGTTATTGAAAAATCACGTGGTATCTATGAAAAGATGCTAGAAACAGATTTAGAAGATCTTGACGAAGTTAAAGACGAAGAAGTTGATGAATCATCAGATGATGAGGAAACTAACGAAGCGTCAGACGACGACGAGACTAACGAAGCAACAGACGAAGAAGTTGATGAGTCAGATGAAGATTTAGACGAAGCAACAGACGAAGAAGTTGATGAAAACTTCGGAGAATTTACACCAGAAGCTGACCCAATGGGCGGCGACACGACGGATGCTATGATGAAAGACATCGAAGCAGGCGGCGAAGAAGGTGAAATGGACGGCGACATGGACAATATGGCTGATGCACAAGATGATGCAGACGTTGAAGACCGTGTAGTTGATCTAGAAGATGCTCTTGATGACCTTAAAGCAGAATTTGAAAAAATGATGTCAGGTGATTCAGATGATGGTGAAGAAGGCGACGAAGATGACGCTGAAGAAATGCCAGATATGGATGACGAAGGTGATGAAGACAAGGACGAGGCATTTAATGTCGGATCCGAACTTAGCGTAGAAGACGAAGCACCAGCTTTCGAAGGCACTAGAACTGCTGGAGAGCAAATGAGAGAGTACGTAGAGAAAGTAACGGCTAAAATGGGCGATACTGGAACAGACGGCACTAAATCACCAGTTGCTGGTAAAAATGACATGGGTGGAACTACTGCTAATATCGCAAAAGGCGGTACAGGTAGTGAAAAAGGTACTGCTGGCGGATTAGCTGGTAATACTCCTAAAGAAGAAAATGCAGGGAACGTAAATGTACCAGGCGGAAAAGCTTCTAAGTCAATGAGTGCAAACGCTAAAGGCCATGGCGCAGAGAAAAAAGGCGCAGGCGAGTCTGGAACAAATAGTAAAAGTACTATTGGTTCTTAATTGAGATTAAGGAAAACTAGATGTTAAACTTAACTGAAACACTATCATTCGACCAAGCAAAGATGGTCGTCGAGACTACTGAAAACGATGCAGGTGGAAAAGACTTGTATCTCAAAGGTATCTGCATACAAGGTGGTGTTCGTAACGCTAACCAGCGTGTATATCCTGTAACTGAGATTGGTAGAGCTGTCAACACGCTCAACGATCAGATTCAAGGTGGATATAGTGTGTTAGGTGAAGTAGATCATCCTGAAGGACTTAATGTTAATT